GAACATGAATCCGAGTTGCAATGTGTTGTTAGTTTGGCTGAAAATACGACCATGAGTAAAAAACTAGCCAACACACGCGGCTACATCGCACAACAAGCTCTGGCCCTTGCCGCCGCGCATCTTGTAGCGGAATCACTAGACCTGCATGACGTCATTCAAGCAGCGAACCCACGAACCAAAGCATCACGAGACGCCTTGCATAAGACGTACAACGAATTGACGCAAGCAGCCGATCGACTGCTAGCCTGTGTGGATACCTGCAAATCACTAGTCTTATGACACAGCCCATGATGGACAACGGAGCCCGGAAACCCCTCGGCCGAGGTGGTAAACGGTCCCGGCACCTTGTGCCGACAGCGAGCTAGCCGCCACCATCGCGTACGTGCTGGCATCCAGCTGGGTTTGGGTCTGCTAAGCAAATTGGTCAGGGGCCGTCACCACTTAACCCCTTAGAATGGCTGCCCTTCATAAGCAGGCTTATCCGGGCGTCCGTGGTCAACACCCCAGGGAAAACTAGCGCACCGGCAGCCATCTACCGGGCTCCACGAGGAGCACACATCGCGGTAATCGCTTTCATGCCCGCACGGCACAAGCATTAATGGCCCTAGTTTATTAAAAGCACCAGTAATCCAGTCGCCACACAAACAACAAATCTGATACGGATTAGCGTGGGTAGTTGCCGTGTACGTTTTCGTGTGAGTGACACGCACCGTCATACCTGCGCTCCGTTCTTACTGCCAATCGGCTGAGTGGCTCGCGCTGCCGCTGAAGCAGGCGCAGCCGCGCCGCCCGGCGCCCCAGGCACCGAAGAGGGGGTTGATACCTGGGGCGCCAGGGCGGCCGACAAGAGGGCATCAGATGCCCTCTCGCTTTGCATCCGGTCAATCTGGGATGGTGTGTAGTCCAGCTCAGCCATACGCGTACGCCACGGCACGCCGGCTGTCATGAGCTGGACACTCGCAGCGGCCATCTCGGTCAGTGTCCGGAATTGTGGGTTAGCCCAGATGACTTCGCAATCATCAGGAACCGAGGTGCCCATAATCCGGCCAGCCAGCTGGTACACCGATTCCCAGGATTCACCGAATTCTTGGGACCGTTCAATGACTTTGGATGTAAGGCCCGTTTCCGCGGCAGCCAACGCATCTCCGGAGGTATTAACAATCGCCCCCAATAAATAATGTGGGGGCGTACGTGTAATCGCACCAAAGTGCATCACATCAGCTTCAACAGCTTTAAGGACACCAGCCAGGTCTACAGGCTGGAATTCGCCGAACTTCGCATTTTCGTCTGAGACATTCCACAGCAGATCAGCACCTGGATCGAAGCCCCCGGTAGGGTTGCCGTTCTCGTCGGTGAGATCGACGCCGACTGCCCACCGTTGACGATATGCCTGCATGGCACTGATCACCATGCGGTCAAGCACCTCAGTGTTGATGCGATCTTGAATAGGGAGAACATCCTCGAACTCGCCGAGGGTGTTACCGCCAAGATCAGGGCAGTTCAGAAACGGAACTACTGGTACTTCACCGAACGGGTTGCCGACCGCGCCGGTCTCTTCTTCTGAGTTATCGATCTCCCACTTGCCGGGAGCACGGAAAATACCCTCGACAGGTTCGCCCGTTTTCTCCGAGCTACGGTAGTAGTGGATCGAGTCCGGCAGATACAGCACAGCCAACTGACGACCCGAAAGGTCATCCCACCACGTCTTGAGCGCGGCCAGTCGGCGACGTCGGTTGTCCGGAGCCGACTCGTGGATGACCTGCCGCGGGTCCTCGCCGGTCACAAGCGGCATACCGTCGCGGTCCGGGTGCGGGCCGACGATGACGTAGGCCCGGCTCATGACGATGGCAGCGCGGTGGACTAGACCGCTGTCCGCGTCGAGATGGTTGGCTTGCCACCAACCCCAAGCTTCTTTGTCGAGCGTTTCGGTGCCGTCACTGCCGGTACGAAATCCGGTCACTTTGAGCCGCTCAGTCACTGACTCAGCAACCAATTTGCAAAAATTAGTCTTACTCTGCTTCTGGAACTTGCGGTACGCCTCTCGCATTTTCTGATTGCCGAAGGGTACCGGATGATTACCCCGCCAATAAGCGTCAAGCGTATCAAGTCGATTACGGTCAGCCTCTAGCTTCTTACCCAGCCTCAGAAGCCACCAGTCGGGAGTATTCGGCTCTGCTGCATAGTCGAGCACACCAACCCCCTGTAACGTTGGGATGCTCGCTGGCGATACACCCGGTATGAGACACACACTGCATCGCGCTGAACGCGAGTTTAAGAAAGGCGTAGCCCTGGTATTTGTTGTGCCGCTACTTGCTGCTATTCCCGTGAGAATGGTTTACCAGCTGTACCTATGGGTAGTTAGTATGCTTTAGCCCAGCAGTCCGGGGTCATGCTCGGCAGGCGCTGTAGATTCTGCTTCAGGCACAGAAGCATGAGTGACCGATGGCTCAGGCGTGCTCTCGTCTTGAAGAAAAGCGAGCATCTGGTCTGCTCGATCGACCTGAGCCGAGAGCGCATCAACGTGCGACTTATCCCGCTCCTGAATAGCCTGCTCTACCAAATCCAACCGATCAGCCAGCCGGGCAACCGCGTCGTGCACCGCAGACATATCCAACTCCACTTGGTCTAGGCGTTCAGAGATAGTTAAAGCGAGGCGTGCGTGCTGAGGCGGCATTAAGCCTCCTCCTAGAATCGCACCAGTTTCTTAGATCGAGATCTGGACTGCTGCGCCAACACGCCCGCCGCCACCGCGTCAGCTCTAGCCTCGTAGGCCAGCGCAGCTGCCATAGCCGCATCTATCTTCTTCGGCGAGTTGGGATATTCCTTGCTGATCGTGATGCCTGAACGCGAGGTGCGACGCCGAGCATTGAGCACATGCCGCCGAAAAATAGTTGATCCATCATGGGTGAGCCGTCGAGCCGCGACTGCCTCACGGAACCGCTCTAGGGTCTTGACCATGATTGCTGGTCGGTTCGTCCACCACTCAATAGGATGCGACTGTGTAGCTCTGACTTCGAGCTGCCCAGCAAACTCAGCAGTCCAGCTGTCGACGTAATCTTGATAATGCGGTGGATCTGCGAAAAACGCTACTACTTTGTATTTCGCAAAAGCTTGAGCAACCGCGGCATCTATCGCCACCTGATCTACTTGCCACTCTTTGCCCGCATCCGGCGGTTTTTCTTCGCAAGCGAGTAAAGTAAGGTGGCCATCATCAATCCGGCACGCTACCAGGGCTGTAGCATCTTCTCTCACCGAGCCATCGAAGCCGAGGGCAATCATGTCCCCGTCAGCAAGGACGGCTAGCGGGTTAGCACACGGATCCCACTCTCTCGCGGCAATCCATGCGTCAGAGGTCTCAGTCTCAGCGTTGAGAAAATATCGGCGTGAATCTGTGATGTGAGTTCTGGGGTCGTAGAATTCATCAACAAGTCCGTCAAGATCATTCCACGCCATCGCGTCGCCGTAAGCTTCAGAGATCGCAGCACGTAGATCAGCCTCGTTTTCCGTTTTCTCGCACTCACCCCAGCGGTGATCAACGAGCAACCTCTCTCGCCGCGTCTTGCCTGCCTCAATCGCTTCAGATAGCCGATAGGTGGCCTCAGCTACCGAATCCTCGCCAGGCGCGAACATCGTGGTGGTTTCGAGATACCACGTACCGGCAATCAGCTTGCGTTTCCGCAAGTTTCGGGTAACCGTGGCGTACATTCGCCGAAGGTCAGGCTGATTGTACAAATGACTTTCGTCAAAAACACACGAAAGTCTCCTTGCCTCCATCTTTTGAGGCAGAGCTTGCCGTGCTTGGTGTTATCTCACCTCCGCCTGGTAAAAGCACCCGGGTCAGTCCCGGGTCAATGCCCGCTACCTCCGAAAGAGGCCCCTCAGTTAGATTAAAATGGATTGTGTCATACACCAACCCACATTGACCTTCTTCCGTGGCCATGCATCGGATGTAAGGAACCTTGACCGGCCGGCCCATAGGCTCGTCAGGCTCATACTCATGCTCGAAACCAAGACCCCAGGGATCCCGGTACACCTCGCCGCCGAGGGCAAAGCCATCGAAGCGGCAAGGCGCCAGAGCCTCAGTGAGCCCCAGGCGGCCACCTAGCCCTGACTTATCGCAGCCCTTCGGCCGACTGAAAAAAGCCGAGTCATACAGCCGACGGCCGGTTTCATCAAGGGCGTAGCAATCCGCGATAAACCTGGAAACCTCATCACCGTGGCGCACAGGGTCACCCTGAACATCACCCGGCCCGTGAACGGTGAAGTACTCCATCCACGCCAACAGCAACCAGCCGAGGCTGCGGTTACGGTCATGCTGCTTTGCGTGCACGAGGCGGCGCGGCATGGCGTCACCTCGCTAGTGTTAAAATAGGCGCCATGATTTGGTTTGTGGTGATAATTCTGCCTATTTCAGCACT